CACGTCTTTCCTTTAGTCGTGCTGCCTTTTGCATGGCAAGAATCCTTACCGTCTTTGTTACCGTAAGTGCCAAGTTTTTTGTTAAGCTTGTTTGCATTGACTCGTATTGCTAGACCTTTCTTAGTCTTGTTGTATTTAGCCTGTTGCTTCAGCCGTCTAGCTTTAGCAGCAGGGTTTTTCTTGTAGTAGTTAGAAGTTTTTGCCATAAACTTTTCTCTTTACTAAAGATGGATCTACTGTTGGTATGATCTTGTTGAGTTTGTCCAAAGGACTACCCTCATAAGCGACACCTGTAATGTCATTGGTTTTTAGCCAATCACAAGCTGCCTTTAGATCTTGTACTGTTGCTTCTCCACTCTTGATTCTGCGTAGAAAGTCCTCTGTAACAAGGTAGTGTAGCTCGTTAAAACTTTCTTCTGTTGCTTTTTTGGGTATAACCCTTGGATTTTCCATATTAATATGATGGGGTTGATAAATCTGCTGTATCTTCAGATTTTACAAAACGTCCAGCTTTGTCACGCTTTGCGATTCTTTTTGGTTTTTGCTTAGGTGCTTCTGCTTCTAAGGCTTTTAATCTTGTGTGTGTGCTCATTGTAAATTAGCTCCAATACTGCTGTGTTCTTTTATGTAAATATTGCCTGCGACGACTATTCTATTGTCGTCTTCTTGATGTGGTACGACTTCATGTTGTACATAAGATGGAAATACCAAGAAGTCTCCTTCGTTTTGATAAGGTACAAGATAGTTGTCACCATCAGTAAACCTAAAACAGGGAGTCTCAGGTACTTTTAAAAAGTGAACCCATGATATAATTGCGTTTTCACCTGTAATAAAATGAGTATGTTTACCATGTACTGCATCTTTACCATAAACCTGTATCCAATAAAAGTTTACAATCTTCGATATATTTTTAAATGCTTGTTCTGTAGCAATTTCATCTGCTCTGTTTTCATAAAAATTATCAAAGTCATAAACAAAGCCTTTCTGATATGTGGTATATAGATTATTTTTTGCATCATAATAATCGCCATCTAAGATAAAGGCTTCTAATTTTTTAAGCTCAGGTTCAGCTAGCTTCCAATTACCAAGGGTGTAAAAAGGTATTCTTAGCATATATAATTAATATTTAAGTTTATTCTGTAATTAGCATTACTGGTACTTGTACCCATATGCCTTACGTCAGTAGGATTAAGTATTAATGTATTATCAGTACTAGGAACTTTTGTACCATCTTCAAAAGCTGTATATCCATTACAAGTGTTTAAAGATAACAAGGCAGTTTTTACATCTAATCCTGTTACTTTTCTAAACTCATCGCAATGCCAAGGATGCTTGTCAATAGTTTTAGTTCTAGGATAAAAATTAGCTTTGAATCTTAGATATCTTCGTACATTTAATAATCTGGTTATATAAGGTTCAACTTTAGTAAAAGCTGGTGTAGGCTGGTAGCCTTCAACATAACCTGTATGACAAAACATATAATGATCTAAGTTACAGTGTTCAGTATCTCGTTCAGCAATACCAAAATTTTGTATCCAACAAGTCCCATGCTGACAATGTTTGTCCTCAAAAACTTCTTTGACAAATTCGTACTGATCTTCTGGTAATGCGTTATGTATAACTTCAATGTGGCTCATGTAACCACCCTGTCATTATATACTTAGTTTGTAAAGGAGGAAAGCCTTGATGAAAGTAAGTCCAAGTAGCTGGAAATACTAGACCTCTGCCAACCATTGGTGACACTTGATCTCCTGTCCAAAACTGAGTCCAGCCTTCGTCAACAGTATTTAGATAAAAAATAAATGTTAATATCCTGTCCCTTGAGTAATCTTGATGCCAAACATAACCTTTACCGGGTTTAGTTCTTTGTATCTGATAACCCGTATCCATAATATTATCTATGTATGGAGGAGTCATGTGAAACCCCATACCATCTGTAAAATGTATTAGGCCACCACCACTATCGACTATGTGTGTACAATATAGATCTATAAGTGTACCTAGTGTTTTATGAAATAAATCTTCTACATCTTTCCATTCGTCAGGGTTATCGTCAACTTTTAAATCTATACTATTTTTAATATTTAAATTTACACCAGCAGCTGTACAGCCTTGTTTTTGAGTTTTCTTATCTTTTTCAAATCTATTAATTATGTCTTGACACTTATCAGGTTCGATAAGATTATCTGCTACAAAAATGAATGGGTCTCTAATGATGGTGGAATCCATAGTTATTTAATATCTAAACCTTTTTTAACGATTTGCAAAGCTCTATCATCAAGCTCATTATCTGTTTGTTCTACTAATTTTTCTAGTAGCTCGACTACAAAACTCTTAAATTGTGGAGTATTGAGTGCAGATAGCACGAGTGGTTTAAGGATTGCTAGCATTGTTCTGTAATAATGATTGAATAGGTACGATATCTGAACAAATGTGATAAACACGTGTGTTCGGTCTTATCGTAAAACCTTTTTGTTGTAGTTCTGCACATTTCAATGCACGAACCAGCTCAAAATCGAGCATATTTTTATTTATCTGACTTTCTGCCATACGTTCGCATTGCTTTGTCAGCTTTCTATTTAAGGGAACTGAGAAGTTTATTTGAAACCCCCAGTTCTCGTTGATAACATAACCATCTTCTGTTTGTGGTGATGTATCGTTGCCCATATAAAATGGACTTAATGTCATCGTGCTGCCATTACAAGATATGTTGTTACCAAATGCTTGTCGACTTGGTGCTCCATTATTTTGAAATTGTACAGCTTGATTTGTAACGTTTCCGGTAGCCGCTGCTACTGGATTACTGTTGTTATTGGTGTCTCCTTCAGCCAGTACTGGGCTTATTGTGAGAAGACAGACAGCGAAGTAGTAGTAGAGTTTATTGTAAAGTTTCTGGTGTAATCTATTTGCTCTACTAAGCCTGCGTCTCTTGTTGTGGTTTCTAGATTCCACGGTAATGCTGTGTCAGTTACTGAAAATGTTGTGCCTGTAGCTGCTAAATCGCCAGATGCAGTTACGTTGTTTCCTGACCACGTTTTTACTTCAGCTCCGAAGACCTGACGTTGCTCCGTCTCAACAATAGTTTGAGTCGTAGTGGTCGTTGAGTTCATACTCCCTGTTGTGAACTGGGGAGTGACAGTGTTAGCTCTTGCTACTGCGGGTGATAACAGGGCTAAGAGTATGATTAGTTTTTTCATACTTTTGGTTCTTTGTTTTTTTCGCCTTTTGTTCTACCTGTAGATAGCCCGAACGTAGCCAGTGCACCCGTAAAAATCGAGGCGACGAACGTGATATCGGACGATGCTCCAGTCTTTTTGACCATAGGTAGCTCTACATAGTTTAATGTTATAATAAAACCAGACCAGATGACTACACCTAGACGCACCATGGCTCCTAGTATTTGCATCTGTTCGTCATGGTCATCTACATTTTCTTTTATCTTTGTCAGGAGGCTTTTCTTTTCCTCTGGCTTAGCTTTTTCCATGTTGTTTTTAGTATAGGTTTCATTGCAGTAACCGCCCATTTAAAAGCTGCTGTAGCTGTAAGAGTGGCTGCTACAGAGACAACCGCAGTTGTCCCAGCCGTTACTAAAATTTCGTTTTCCGGAACAGGCATCTGAAGATCTGTAAACGGTATGTCTATTTTTCTTATACCTGTTTGTTCCGGTTCATCGTTTGACTCTGCCTGTACTCCGTCTGGAGCTCTAAGGTCACTAGGTGGTACTACTAAGGGTACATAACTAGGTACGTCCGCTGTAGGCAGAGGTATAGATATTGTTTCGTATTTCTCTATTGCCGGTATTTTTAAACTTGGAAAAAGAAACACTGGTTGATTCTCCATTCGTCTGTATATCTAGGATCCATACACAAACCATGCCATAGAGTTTTACCTTCCCAAATAATTAATTTATTATATTCAGAATGTATGTGGTGCATTATTTCTACTTTATCAGCAGCAATAAAATGCTCTCTATGTTCCTCACCTTGTTCGTATTTGATAGGGTGGTAGAAATTTGTCCCTTTAGACTTTCCTTTATTTAAGTAAACTATAGCTGTTTTGCCGTAGTCATAGTGAGGATAAAAAATTTGATTATCGTATTTATGATTTAAGAATTTAATGTAATTTGTATTGGTTAAGGTCTTACGATGTCCCTCTTCCCAATCTATATACCTTTGTTTAGTAACAGTTTCTAGATATCTTATCACTGGTGGTAGATCATCAGAGAAGAGAAAGTGTCTCTTATCCATAAAATCTACACCTTGATGATAATACCCTGCTTGATGCTTATGCCACTCAGGTTCAACTCTATGAAACAAGTCAGCTACTTCATCCGGATTCTTATAAAAATCACGGATTACACTAAATTCATAATTATTAACTGTATATGTTTCTACCTCTTTATTGTTTATTTCAAACATTAAGGTGTAAGTGGGATTTTATTTATATCGTAATCTGTTGTGTTAGCTGGTAAATCTCTAAGAGTTTGTCTATAAGTTTTATACTCAGCTACTTTTTCAGCAGATAACGGTGCATCTGGTAGTTGTGTCCAATCAGTAGCAGTTAGTGAGTCGTTTCTAGCTTTTCTAAATGCTGCTAGAGAACTTATTTCTGTTGGATCGGCTTCAACTTTTTCACCATATTCTGTAATAGCTGAAGCGTAGGGAGTAAAGTCTGTGATCGCAGTAATAGATAAGTCAGTTTTTTCTAACTCACCTTCCTTGGTTACAGTATCCCAATGTACAGCCCATACATCATCTGAGATCCCAGATAAGGACAAACCATGCACACCTTTACCATCGCATGAAACAAAACCGTCAGGTTTGATTATCGTTACTTTCATTGATTTGTATTGGTTCTTTTGTAAATAATTGGTTTTCGACAGGAATAATTGGTGAGAATGTGCTCTTCATTTCATTTCTAAATGATTCAATCGCTGCACCTTGTTGATTAAGAAACTTAGATTGATCCATCTGCATAAACGGAATCCATGCTACTGCACAGCCCCATTCACTAATTCTTTCTCCTGTTTGAGGATGAGTCCCTGAGATCTCAGTGTACCATAAACACTCAAGTTCACGGCAGTCTTCACCGATTAAGGGACATAATTTACCTCTTTTTAATTTTGACATAGGTGGTTTATTTATTAGTTTTTACTTGCAATGATTACGTCTAAGTATTGAACTGCCATATCTAGGTTTGTCACAGAAATACTGTGGTTGTGAGCAGTACCAGAGAAAGTTGCGTTTGCATTGTGGTTGTGGTTAGAACCAGAAAAACTAGCATTGTGGTTATGATTACTTCCAGAGAAGCTAGCGTTGTGGTTGTGTGAGCTTCCACTAAATCCGTGTGAGTGAGCACCGTTTCCACCAGCAGAGTTTGTGTTGGCGTTTCCAGCGTTACTGTTGTTTCTACCACGAGCAAATCCGGGACAACCATTACCTCGACAGTTATGGTCGTTGTTTTTAATAGTTGCACCGTGTGAGTGACTAGGTATCTGGTTGATGGATAGTGTATGGTTGTTTACAGTACCACCAGTTGATACGTTACTTATGTTAACGTTACCACTTACTGCTGTGTTACCGATAGATACGTTACCACCGGCTGCTGTATTTCCTACTGACACACTGACGTTTCCACCAGCTGTAGTATTACCAGCGTTAGCAGTTATTCCTCTGGATGCCAGAGTGTTTGTAAACGCATTGCTACCACCAGAACCAGCAGTTCCAGATACAACTCTAAGAGCTTTGTTATCTACACCACTTGTTACCTTTGTCCAACCTGTAGGTGCTGCTGTCTGTTGAAACAACATTTTTGTTCCAGAAGCAAATGGTTGAATACCTGTTAGGTTTGCACCACTTCCAGAAAATGATGTTGCAGAAACTGTACCTGTCGTTGATACGTTCTGACTACCGAAGTTGGGAGAAATTTTAGTTCCGGCAATACCAGCCGAGTTGTTAACTTCTCCGTTAGTTATCTGAGCGTTGAGTCTTGATTTTATATTTGCACCTGAGACATTGGTCATGTCTTCTCTAGCGAGAGGTCTTCCCCCTGCTGTACTGCCATCATGTACGACAGCAGTATCTTTTGTGGTATCTATAGTTACTTCGCCTTCAGCACCAGTAAATGACCCGTGCTGAGTTGTAGTACCACGTCTTAATTTTAATAATTTAGCCATTTAAAGTGTACCGAAATCTATTTGTAGGTTATTTCCACTAACTGTCCCTACCTCAGTAAGATTGTTATTGTTGCAATCCAAAGCGGCACTTAGTTCTGGACTACCATCAGCAGCAACACTAGCTATACCTGATCCAGTAATTCCTACCCATGAACCGCCTGTGTAATAATTAAGTACATTAGCAGTTGTGTTATACCAAAGATCTCCAGCACTAGGAGATGATGGTTGTCCACTTTGTATTACATATTCAGCTGCATATCTATTTACGTCAGCTATAGAGCCAGCAACAGTATTAATATTTGAAGCATTAGAAACTGCACTGTTTATATTTGATGCGTTAGACACCGCACTATTAATATTAGAAGCATTAGACGCAACACTATTAATGTTGGAAGCATTAGAAGCTACACTATTAACATTAGATATACTTCCAGCAGTTGTGTTAACATTAGATATGCTTCCAGCAACTGTGTTGACATTCGTAATGCTTCCAGCGACTGTGTTAACATTACTGATGTCATCTGCTACCGTCGTAATATCAGTAGCACCAGATGCTGAGCTTAAAGAATCTGTTACAGAACCTAAATCAGTTCCATGAGCAACTTGCCCAGCAACGACATTTATATCATTTAGCTGTGATGCAGTTAATGCAGAATCAGACCCAATTTCTTTAATAGTGCCAGCGTCATTTACGTATAACTTTTTGGCAGATAAATCTAAGGCAACTTCTCCATCAACAATATTGCTGGTAGTCGGTGTAGACGTACCACGCTTTAGTTTTATAGTTGCCATAACTTAGAATGTACCTCCGTCCACAGTTCCAATACGAGCAGCTGCTACTGTTCCAGAACTTAAGTTACTTGCATTAAGTGAGTTAATAATAGAGCTAGTTACGTAGCCTGCACCGTTTGTTATTGAGTTATTATTTAAAGATATGTTTGCTGAACCGTTAAATGAAACTCCGGCAATAGTCCTTGCTGTAGCTAAAACTGTAGCTGTAGCTGCATTACCAGAAGTGTTCTGAGAACCAGCAGTGTTAACACCGGGTAGGTTTATATTTGCTGAACCGTCAAAACTAACACCACCAATAGTTCTAGCACTTGCTAACTTTGTAGCTGTAGCTGAGTTACCAGTACAAGATGCAGATGATCCTGTAATGTTAGAAGTTATTGTTCCGGGTAATCTTGCATCAGGAACTGTCCCAGATGATAAGTTACTAGCATTTAAAGAACCGATAATAGATGAGGTAACATAGCCTGCACCATTAGTAATCGAATTATTGTTTAATGAAATATTCTGTGTACCATCAAATGACACGCCAGCAATAGTCCTAGCAGTCTGTAATGCAGTTGCAGTTCCAGCATTACCTGAGCCATTTATATATCCAGCTCCGTTGGTAATAGAATTATTATTTAGAGAAATATTTGCTGTACCGTCAAAGGATACACCAGCTATAGTTCTAGCTGTTTGTAGTCTTGTTGCTGTAGCTGCGTTACCAGATATTCCTCCGGTTACAGTTCCAGTTACGTCTCCTACTATGTTTGCGTTTAGTGTACCTTTAGTTATAGTTAAGTTTCCTGTACTTGCACCAGTAAAACTACCAGTACCCATAACGAATTGATCTGAGGATTCATCCCAACCCATAAAGGCGTTTGATGAACTACCTCTTTCAATAACTATTCCAGAGTCTCCACTTGGAGCACCAGATGTACCATTACCAAGTTCGATTATCTTATCTGCAACAACTGAGTTTGTTGAGTTAAGAGTCGAGGTTGTACCATTAACTGTTAAGTTTCCACCAACAGTCAAGTTTCCTGAGAAAGTCTTGTTACCTGCTGCTGTTTGGTTTACGTTACCGAGGTGCATGACAGCACCCTCACCGGCTATAGAAATTACTGATGAAGAACTACCGTCTCCAGCATCTCCAAATCCATAATATAGTTTTTTATCTGCTTCGTTAAATGCTACTTCTGAAGGTGCTAGTGAACTAGGAGCACCGGCAGCACCCGTGGCAGCTCTTTTTTTTAATCTTATTGTTGCCATTTTTTAAAAGTTACCTCCAGTAACTAAAGTATTTTTCGTGGTGGTGGTGTCCGCTTTGAATCGTGTGCCATCGTAGTAAACGATAGAACCTGTTGTTTTATCCAAAGAATTTACTGTAAATAATCCTCCAGATTCTATTTCAGATGCTACATCTTTTATTTCATCAATGTTATCTGCGACTGTATTAATGTCGTTTCCGGGATTGCCAGTAGTAAGTGGATTAGTAATAAAACCAAGATCAGTTGTTAATGAAGTTATCTCTCCCGAAACAAGATTGATATTAGTTTCGTTACTAGCGACTTTATTAATGTTTGTTTCGTTATTAACAACTGCATTAATATTAGTCTGATTATTGTTAACAGCTTGTATAGTTGTAATGTTTGAAGCAAGAGTATGTACTTCTGTTGCTATCGCTGTTAATCTATGAAATGCGTATGTATGAGTTGTACTTGTAGTCTCAAGAAGCACTCCAAAGTTTTGTGGTATAGTCTCGGTTACGCCTGTAATAATGACAGGCTTACCAGTTCCTCTACCGTTTGCAATAGTGACTGTTCCGGAGGATGGGACAAGATTTGTTGATACAGCTTGTATAGACACAATAGTACCATTGCCGTTATTGATATCCGGATTAAAGTCAGGAAAAGATGTTTCATTTGTAACAGGTACGAATCCTCCAACCTCTTCTATAAGGTCAATTATTCTTGCATTGATGGCAGCAGTAGTTGCTATCTTACCATCTGTATTAGACCAAGTGTCTCCACTAGCAATAGTTTCAGTAGAATCCTGTCTAAAATATCTTGCGTCAGATTCTGTTTCTGTAAAGTATCTACCGTCAAGAGCACCAGCTTCTATATCTTCGCCTTTAATTGACCCATTAGTGATGTTGTTAGTATTTACAGTTATAGTGCTAGGCAGTAAACCTGTAGCTAATTTAATAAAAGGTATAGCTGCACTATCACTTATGTCAGTACCAAGAATAGTCCCATCTTTAATTTTAGCAGTAGTAACTGCTCCGTCTTCTATGTCATACGTTTGTATGAGCTGATCGTTGTGTTCTTGTAATGCTCTAAGAACTTGTTTTGTATTATTATTTAGGTCAGCTGCTTTTACAGAAGAGCCGGCTTGAAATGTAGCTCTACCTTCTACAGCAGTGTTACCATTATTTAGTACATCTGTTTGACGTACAACACGTACAATA